GTTTCTGGCTGGGCAGGCCGCTTTTGCAAATCCAGAAGAGGGAGCCTATCAGGCTGCCACCACATATTTCAATGCCTTTATCAAGGCCTTGTCTGGACCTGCTTCCGGTATGCAAGCCTCTTGACCCACTACCACCGTCCCCTAGTCGTCTGAAAATCCCGTCTGCCCCGCCCACCTCGGAGGGTCATAGACCGCTCCCGAAAACTGCTGAGGTGTCTAAAACAATGGCCGGTGTCAGCGGGGCTGATGTTCTCAAGTACTTGATGCAGTTCATCGGGGATCCTTATGTCTGGGGCGGACAGGCTCCCGGTGGGTTCGACTGCTCAGGGCTCATGTGGTATGGCTATCAGCACTTCGGCGTGAAGCTCCCTCGGGGCAGTAATGACCAGTTGGCGGCTCTGCGGTCGATCCCGATGGAACAGGCCCAGATCGGTGACCTTGTTTTCTTCGACTCCGACAACAACGGCCGCTCCGACCACGTGGGAATGTACGCCGGCAACGGTCAGGTCCTGGTAGCTGACAACCCGTCAGTTCCTGTGCACATCGTCTCGGTGTCCTCGGAGGCCCGTATCACGGGCGTTGGCCGGCCTGCCGGTGTCCTCAACACCAACACCTTCGACGGCGGTCTAGCACACGCTTCCAGTGCCAGCTTCCAGAACATCTATGGCACCGACTATTCGGCACTGGTTCCCAGTGCCCGCCCCACTTTCGACCTCTTCGGACAGCTCGGGTTACAGTCCCCCAACAGCGCCTCCCTGAATGAGAACTACGGCCTCGCGGCCAGCTTCATGGAGTCCGATCCCGAGCTGTCCAACCTCTACTCTCAGGCCGTGGCCGGCACCTGGTCCACCGATCAGTTCCAGGCAGCACTTCAGCAAACCGCCTGGTGGCAGAGTAATTCAGATTCGGCGCGCAAGCTCCTGGTGGAGAAGCAGACCAATCCGGCCCAGTATCAGCAGGACCTTGCGAACAAGATTCCGGAGCTGACCGAACAGGCCACCAAGCTCGGTGTTCACCTGTCTGCTTCGGGCATGAACACCCTGGCGTCTATGGCGCTAATGCTGAACATTAACACCGCGGCTATCGACGCCTACATGAGCAAGTATCTGGAGCTGAACCAGCAGGGCCATTTTCTGGGCTACGCCGGCCAGGTAGAATTGGGGATCCGTGAGTATGCCCGCGATATGGGTGTTCCTCTTACTGACGACTATGTGGACCGCGCAGTTACTGGTGTTATTGCTGGTACTGATTCCTTGCAGAACCATCGGGCGAACATTCAGAACCTGGCTGAGCAGGCTTTCCCGGCTTACGCTTCGCTGATCAAGGATGGTGTGACGGTCGGGCAGATTGCGGCTCCCTACCTCGCCGCCCAGTCGAAGATCTGGGAGACCGACCCCAACAAGATCGACCTGTTTGATCCGACGCTCCGCGGCGCTTTGACCAAGACCATCACGACCTCTGCCGATCAGCCGGGCGAGCCGGCTCAGGTTCCCCTGTACGAGTTTGAGAAGCAGCTGAGGGCGGATCCGAAATGGCTGAAGACGAACAACGCCCGCGAGTCTATGTCTGCAACTGCAAAGCAGGTTCTTGGAAACATGGGGCTCATTGCGCAAGATGTCGGCTCTGCTCCACAGACTTCGACGAGTATCACGGACAACTCCCGAGCCTCCTTCGGAAGCCTCCAGGGCAAGACAGATTTCCCGACGCTTCAAGGCCATCAGTGGCAGAATCCTGGACCTCTTCCGGGCAGCGCGACTGACCTGGCCCCTAACACCTCGTTCCAGGCGGCATAAATGGTCTACGTTCCGCCAGGTTATGAACGCATTGTGCTGAGGGCCTCAAATGCTCTGGGTATCCCTTACGCCATGGTGGCGGCTCAGATTCAGCAGGAATCCGGCTGGAACGGTTCCTCAGTTGGCAAGGTCGGCGAGCTTGGTCTCTTCCAGTTCCGCAAGGAAACTTGGGCGCAGTATGGTACCGGTGATTTCGCCAGCGGCGCCAAGAATCCTACGCAGGCTGTAGACGCCTACATCAACTATATGAAGTATCTGCTGAAGCTTGAGCACGGAGACATTCAGCTCGCTTTAGCGGCGTACAACGCCGGCCCCGGCAATATACAAGCCGGCATGCGCTACGCGCAAACAATCCTCAATGCGGCCAACCTGCCTGGCGTCAAGTACGCCAATTCCGACAACAGCGGTGTGAGCCTGGCCAACTCCACCATGCAGCAATACATACCCAACGCCTCTCAGCCTGTGTTGTCTTTGGACCAGCTGCGTTCGCAGTATCCGCTTGTTGCTGCCATGGTGACTTCGGTTCCCGAGCTTCAGAACATCTACAACCAGGCTGTCACCGGCACGTGGTCCACGGACAAGTTCATTGCGGCTCTACAGAATTCTCGCTGGTGGGCCACACATTCGGACACCGCCCGGCAGATCTTCGCCACCATGAAGGCCGATCCGGCCACCTACAACCAGCAGATCACCAATCTTCACGCAACCCTGCAACAGATGGCTGCATCCCTCGGTGCCAACGCCACGCCCCAGCAGATTCAGGCCCTCGCGGTAGACGCCCTCACGGGCGGCTACGACACCAACCAGGCTGTGCTACGCCAGAAGTTCTCGCAGTATGTTCAGCCGGTCGCAGGGGTCCATTTCGGCGGTGACGCCGGCAGTTATGAAGATCAGCTTCGCGGCATGATGCGTGATCTCGGTGTGTTCTTGCCAGAGGACCAGTTGGACACACAGATTCGGCAGATCGTCAGCGGTCAGCAGACGGTTCAAGGGGTCAGCGCGCAGTTGCGCGCGCAGTCTGCGAGCATGTATCCGGCCTACAGCCAGCAAATCAATTCCGGCATGAACCTCTCGGACATCGCCTCGCCCTACATCAGCCGAGCCCAGCAGCTTTTAGAGACCGGCACTGGTGGTGTCAGCATCGAGTCACCCATGATCAAGTCTGCATTGCAATATGCGCCTGGTGGCGTGCCAACGCCGATGCCTCTGGGTGATTTCGAGAAGCAGGTTCGCCAGGATCCGCGGTGGCTGTCCACTGATAACGCACAAGATTCCATCATGTCGAATGCTCATAGGGTACTGGTTGATATGGGGTTTGAATACTGATGGCTTCCAACAGCACGTCACGTGATAACCGCATAGACAATCTGCCCCAGCTTCCCACAACTGGCGTTGGTGGCACTCCCCTTCCCCTGCCGGCCTGGAATGATCCCGGTGGAAACCCCAGCCTCGGCCAGACGCCGCCTTCTGGCGGCTCACAGAATCCACAGCCTGTGGATAATTCTCTGCTGGGCCAGCTTGAGGGGATGCCCGGACAGGAACGCGACGCCTATGCGGCGCTCAAAACCCTCTTCGACTCCTATGGTCTGGGAACACTGGCGCCGACGATTCTCCGCTACCTCCAGGACGGCTTCGGCTCGGACACCATCACGGTTCTGCTTCAGCAGACCCCTGAATACAAGGCACGTTTTGCCGGCAACGCCGCACGCCAAGCCAACGGTTTGCAGGTTCTGACGCCGGCCGAATACCTGTCCACAGAGGCCTCCTACAAGCAGTTGCTGAGGGCCGGCGGCATCGATCCGTCTTTCGACACACCGGAGAAGTTTTCGGAGTGGATCGGCAACGATGTTTCCCCCAACGAGCTGCAACAGCGAGTCAACCTCGCCGCACAGGCCACGGCTCAGGCTCCGCCTGAGCTGACGCAGTATTTCAGCCAGTTGGGTATTCATGCCGGCGACCTGGCCAGCTACTTCCTCAACGACAAGAATCCGACCCCTCAGCTTCAGCTCAAGTTGAATCAGGCGCAGATCGGCGCTGCCGGTTTGCAGAACAACATCAACACCTCCGCTGAGGACACGCTCAAGTATGCCCAGCAGGGCGTCACCTACAGCCAGGCGCAGAGCGCCTACCAGCGGATTGCGGACATCCTCCCCACCGCACAGAACCTCTCGCAGATCTACAAGTCTCAGGCTCCGGTCAATCAGCAAACCTTGCAGAGCGAGTTTCTGGGGCAGTCCGGTCAGGCGCAGCTTCAGCGTGAACGTCTCGGCCAGCAGGAACAGGCTGCCTTCTCCGGTACCGGTGGCGTGGGTAAAGCCTCGTTCCAGCAGCAGACAAGTTCGGTGCCTGGATTCTAGATGGTTTACGACGAAGCTAGGCGCGAGTACATGCGTCAGCACTATCAGAAGAATAAAGCGAACTACCGCAAGAACAATGAGATTAAAAAGGAACGGCTTAAGGCTAAGCTCCGAGAACTTAAAGACCTTCCGTGTATGGACTGCGGTGAGTGCTACCCGCACTATGTGATGGATTTTGACCATAGACCGGGGACGCAGAAACTGTGTAAGCCGTCTGACTTGGTGACTCTTGGCTCCTGGCGGGTCTTTTATGAGGAGATCGCGAAGTGCGATCTTGTGTGTGCAAACTGTCACCGAGAACGTACGTTCCAGCGGCTCTTTGAAGAGCCGTCTTTCTAAGTAGCTAACAGTCAGGTTGCGAGTCCTGGCATTCGGGTGTGGGCCAGTGGTAGGCCGCCTGCTTTGGGAGCAGGAATACGGGGGTTCGATTCCCTTCATCCGGACTCTGCACCGATTCACTCAGCGTCGGTCTGCACGTATCCAAGTCTGAGACACACATGGTATCCGCCAGATTCCCCGGTCTGGTGCGGCCTTCTACAAGGGAGATGAAGTAATGCCCGATTGGGACGAGAACGACAACGAGACTGCCGGCATCAAGGCTATGCGCAAGGCATTTAAGGAACAGGGCAAGCAACTTGCTGAATTGCAGGCGGCCCTTACCAAGACCCTTGAGCGTGAGAAGTCGGCCAACGTCTATGAAGCCCTCGCCAATCGCGGTTTAGATCCAAGGGTGGCCAAGTTCTATCCGAAGGATGCTCCGACCGATGCCGAAGCATTGGATTCGTGGGTGGAAGAGAACAAGGACCTTTTCGGAAACCGCGTAGTCGTTACCCCCGATGGTTCTGCCTCCGACACACTCACCGAAGCCGAACGGCGCGGTTACCAGATTCAGAGGGATATCGGCGCTTACGAGTCGGCCGTCCAGATGGATCTTAAGTCCAGACTTGACAAAATCGAGTACGACCCTGCAAACCCTGAGAAATCCCAGAACGAACTTCTGACCGTGCTCAAGGAGTTTGAGGGCGTCATTAATACGTAAGGACCAATTAGCGTGGCTAACGCTTATACCGGCACAAGCGCGATTTCCGCGCTTGTCCAGACGGCCTATGACCGCCTGGTTGAATTCCAGCTCCGTGCTCAGCCCCTCCACCGCGAGGTCGCAGACAAGCGCGCCGCACAGCAGGACAAGCCGGGTTCTTCGATTGTCTTCAGCCTCTACAACGACCTCAGCACTGCGACCAGCACTCTGACTGAGACCGTGGACCCTGACGCTGTTGCTATCGGAAACCCGAGCACCGTCTCTGTGACTCTTGCTGAGTACGGCAACGCCGTGCTTCGCACCCGACTGCTGAACCTGTTCAGCTTCTCCGACATCGATCCGGCCATTGCCAACATTGTCGCCTTCAACATGGTGGACAGTATTGACGCGGTTGTGCTGAATACTCTTGTCGCCGGAACCAACGTCATCCGCGAAGCGGGTGGCGCAATGCTCATCAACTCCGGTGCCAACAGCTCGATCACCTCTACCGACATCATCCAGTCGCGCGACGTGCGCGCCGCGGTCACCAAGCTCCGCACCAACAAGGCTCTGCCCCGCAAGGGAAGTCTTTACTGGGCGGCTATCCACCCTGAGGTTTCCTACGACCTGCGAAGTGAGTCTGGCTCTATTGCCGGTTGGCGTGCTCCGCACGTCTACAGCGCTCCGGGTTCGGTGTGGGCCGGTGAGATTGGCGAGTACGAGGGCGCATTTTTCGTTGAGACTCCCCGCGCATTCCAGGACACCACTGGTTCCAGCTCCACCCGCGTGTTCTACACCCTCTTCGCCGGCCAGCAGGCTCTTGCCGAAGCTGTCGCTGAGGAATTCCATGTCGTGGTTGGCCCGGTTGTGGACAAGCTGATGAGGGCTCGCCCGATCGGTTGGTATGGCGTTGCCGGTTGGGCTCGCTACCGCGAGGCGGCTTTGTTCCGTCTGTGCACCACCAGCTCGATCCACAACACGTAATCCCTTCGGGATTACTGTCCGTGCGCTGGGCGCACTACACCTGATAGGTAGTCGATGACCAGTATCAAGTTCTCCGCCGTTTCCACGGCCTCCTCCGCAACATCCATCACGGTTTCCCTTGGCGGAACGCCTGCGGTGGGGGACTTGGTACTGGTCTTCCTCGGTGTTGACAACGAAATCATTACACGACAGCCCGGCTATGCCAGCGAGAACACCCAAACACCTAATCCGTGGTTCAAGCTGGAGGGTGTGAGATCGCCGGACTCGGCGACCTTGACGGGCTGGTATCACACGTGGAACAACTCGGATTCGGGTAGTTCTGTCACCTTCACCTTCATAGCGGCGCCTACCCTGAATATCGGTGACAAGGATCTATCGACGGCTAATGCCGTCGCTGTCGCGGTGGTTCTGGATGGTTCCCTGAATACGGCCATGCTGGAACACAATGCCTACGGAACCGCGCAGGATCTTTCGGCAGCCATTAACGCATCGCCCCTGAAGATCCCGAGCAACCTGGCGTTTCACGCCACCTTCGCCAACGGCTCCACAGCCTCTGTAACGAGCTCGGACAGCCTTGACACTCTAGTTGCCCAGACGACTCTTGCGAGCCCCGCAGGGATGACGATAGCGGTCTTCAACCGGCCCAATTCGCCGGCCGTGTACGGCCCCAAATACACCCTGTCTAGCGGTCGTGCCTCGCTGATGGTTCAGGCGGTTTCCGTCTCTGATTCCGGCGTGCTCGTCTACAACCCCCCATACATCGAAGAGGGTCCGGTAGCCGAAAACGTGCTGCTGTACCGCTACCGCCTGTTCCGCTATTTCACGGTCCTCAACAACTCGGGCACCTTCACCGCCAGGCGCTACCTGTCCACCGATGACATTGCCGCGGCCACGCAGGTCTTCACCAACAATCAGCCGGTCACGCTGACCGACAGGTCCAATATTCTTACGGCGGGTGTCGGTGGAGATTTCCAAGCGCTCAGTTAACGCGCCTCTTAAGATGCCTCCAGAATTTGGAGACTGGCTCCGCTACACAATGATTGTCGCGCCTCACGGCGATCACACCGGGCCTTGCAGGTCTAAGCCCTGCTATTGCGAAACCGTCTACAGCCGGCCTATGACCGCAGAAGAGCGGGAGAAATATTATGGCTCAGGGTAAGAAGACCAACAAGTCACCGGTTCCGGCACCGAAGAAGACTGTTCCGGCTAAGAAGGCTGTTCCCAAGCCGAAGGCCGTGAAGCGGCCGGCACAGACCACCAGCAAGCCCACCAAGGGCGCCAAGCCGAAGGCCACTTCAGATCAGAGCCGGCCCGGTCCTCTCGGTCAGCGCAACGGCAGCGGCTCTATTCCGTTTCAGGGGCCAGGCCCCATGGGTCAAGGAGTTTACTAGAACATGAATACACATGTTCGAGCCGTTACCGGAGGTAACAACTAATGGCCGGTAAGGCTGGCACGCCCCGTTTCGGTATGAATCCCGATGAGCACCCGGACAAGACGTCCACTGATGGTGTCTCGTATATGGATCTGCCGTTCGACGGCAACTACAAGGAAATTCATTTCGCGTACAACCCGGCACAGCGGTCTCGGGATATGGGCACCACCCGCGGCGGTGACCCCGGCAAAGACTACGTCAAGGATGTTCGCGACTTCGATTACATGAGCAACCACGATGGCTATGCCGGCGGCGACGTCCACCTGATGAACCTGGATGAGCGCAAGGTTTTGCAGAACACCATCTATTCCGCTAAGTGCGAGTACGCCAAAGATTCCGGTAACGGTACCGCGCCCTCGCAGACCACCGGAGCCTTCGACTGATGGCCTGTTCCAGTGGATGCCCTACGCAGAATCACAGGACCTACGGCGAATGCCTTCGGTCTAAGCGTCAGATGGTGGCCTACTGCCGAAGCGCCTATGGCGCTGACGCCTCCCGGCAGAAGCTTTGGGACCGTGAGCTAGATCTCTATAAGTCTGCCCGCGACGCGGGCATTCAGCCGGACGGCACCGGCATGGACAAGATTCGTTTTGCCATGGAGCAGTCTGAGAAGCACGGCATGCGTTACGGCACCGACTTCAATGTTGCCCCCGATGGCAAAGGCGGCTTCGACGCCGTTTCACACAAGATGGTTGAGCAGGTCACCGCCGAAATCGACCGGTCCAGCGATATGCAGATGATCAAGGAGTCCGCTCGTGGCGGGTAATACGACAGCAACCGTACAGTCTAATCAGACCTTCACCACTGGCGTGGTGTCCCTGGCAACTGGCGTACTCAACCCCGCGAATAGTGCTCAGAGTGTCTGGGACTGCGGTGTGGGGATGACATATGCCTCTATCACTACTGTGGTCACCGGTTCGCCTGCTTCTTTCACGATCCTGTTGGAAGGCACCTACGACGGAACCAACTGGACGACCCTGGCGACTTGCACCAATACCGCGGGTGAAACGCAGTACGCGACCGGCCTGATTGCTTTCACCAATCTCCGAGCCCGCTGCACAGCGGTTACCGGCGGCACTTCCCCGACTGTCAACGTTTTTGCCACGGCCGCGCAGACACCTTTTACAGCCACCTCCGGTGGCACGTCGCCGAGTACCCCGGTCTCGCCGATCTCGGTTGCTGCGGCCAACGTCTTGTGCGGCTCCGCCGCTGCCACCAACTCCGCAGCTGCACAGACCATTATCACGGTGCCGGCTGGTCGAACCTGGTACGGAACTGTCAGCGCCTTCATCGCAGCAACCGCCGGAACGGCTCTGGTCTCAGCCACCATCAACACCGCCGGCACCAACGTCACCCCCGCCGCTGCGGTCAACCTTCTGACTGTCACCTCTGATCCGGTTACCGCTGCCGGTCAGACCGCAGCCGGTCTGACCACTGGTCCTTTCTACGTGATCGCCCCTGTTGGGAACTCGGTAACGCTGACGCTGACCAACTCATCGGCCACCACAAACCAGTCTACGGCTTCCGCACTTGGGATCCTGCTGTAAGGACGTTTGATGCCACAGTTCCAGGATCTCGTCAACAGAACCAAGCAATTGGTTCAGGGCTTCAGCCAGAATCAGCAACAGTGGTCGTACCTGACCGGCTCCATCCTGACCACAGACACCACCCTCGCCGTTAGCGATGCGACACAGATTTCCCGCGGCATGGCGGAGGTCGGCAACTCTGAATTGATCCTGGTGAAGTCGGTCAACCTCTCGACCAACACCGTAACGGTGGACCCTTTCGGGCGGGGCTGGAACAACACCACAGCGGTTGCCTGGCCGGCCAACACTCGCATTGAGAACAACGTTACATGGCCCAACATCTGGCTGAAGGCAGCCATTAACGACACCATACGCTCGGTCTATCCGGACCTGTGGGCCGTAGGCACGCAGACCCTCACCAAGTCTTCCGTGGTGTTCGAGTATCAGCTTAACGCCGATGCCGAAGAGGTCATTTCGGTTCAGAACCAGCTGATCGGTCCCAGCCACGTATGGCCTTTCTGCCGGTCTTGGCGCTTCGTCGGGCAGGGTTCTACTACAGACTTCTCCACCGGCAAGTCGCTGTATATCGGTGATGACATTGTTCCGGGCCGGCAGATCTTCGTGACCTACCAGAAGGAACCCACGGAGCTGGTCAACGATTCTGACGACTTCGCAACGACCACCGGCCTTCCGGCCTCAGCACAGGATGTCATTGTCTACGGCGCCTGCATGAAGTTGGTGGTTCAGTTCGAAGCGGCCCGCCTGGCTATTTCGGGTGTCGAAGCCTCCGAGCGCGCGCAATTCGTCCAGCCGGGTTCTGCTACGCGGGTCTCCTCCTACTTCGGCCAGCTCTATAAGGACCGCCTGGAGCAGGAAGTTCGCAAACTTCGTGACCGTTACCCGCGGCCTAGCCATTACGATTTCTAGGATTCACCATGCCGACTGGCCAGCAGTACGCCACGAATGTTCCACAAACCACCCTCTCAGCCGGCATCGCCGCGGGCTCAACTTCTTTCGGTGTGGCTTCCCTGTCCAGTTGGCCGGCCACGCCGTTCACGGCGGTCCTCGATATCGGCACCAGCCTGCAAGAGCCTATCGACGTTCTGACTGTTTCCGGCAACACCATTACCTCGTGCACACGGGCTATCGACAGCACCACGGCTTTTGCGCATTCTGCCGGTGCCACGCTCACCCATGCCGATATCGGTCGGGATTTCCGCGAGGCGCGGACTCACATGGATGCCTCCACCAACGTTCACGGTCTGTCTGGTGGCGCTGCCGTTGTCGGTGATATTCAGACCCAGACGCTGACCAACAAGACCCTGACGTCTCCACACATCAGCACCATTCTCAACACTGGCACGCTGACACTTCCTACTTCCACAGATACGCTAGTCGGTCGTGCAACGACCGACACCCTGACCAACAAGACGCTGACTACGCCAACGATTAACGGCTCAGGTGGGCTTCTTACTCTGCCAGCTGGTCCGGACACACTAGTCGGTCGTGCAACGACCGACACCCTGACCAACAAAACATTAACTAGCCCGATTATCAACACACCGACGCTAAATGGTTCGGGTGGTGCGCTGGCACTTCCAGTGGGTCCCGAAACGCTGGTCGGTTCTGGTCACGTACTTTTTAATGGCGCTCAGGCGAACTCAAGCACGAACTTTACCACCACGACTGAGGCAGATGTAACCAACTCATCTTCTTTCACTACCACACATGCTGGGGCCACGCTCTTTATCTGGGCCTACTTCGACATGCAGGTAATCACAAACGGAACTGGCGTGGGGCTTGGGTTTATTACCGTCGACAACCTCGATTCTTCTTTCCAGGCAATTTACGCGATGACCACGACGGGTTTGCGTTCAACAGTTGCTCAAGGCATCGCAATGACCCTTGGATCAACCGGAACCCACACAATCAAGTTGCGGGGATCCCTTTCAGCTGCCAGTGGATCACTGACGTTCAATGCCACCCATACTCATTTTGTGTATCTTGTCTTAGACTTCTAATGGATGTGACTGGTTGTGGCCCTAACATCCTCCCAGCAAAACACCGCCGGTATAACCCAGCCATCCCCAGCGGGCCTCACCCCGCTGCCAGGACCCAACGCCAACCAGTATATCCGTACAGATATTTCCTATGACTACGCAATTGGCGGGGTTCCGTTTCTGGCCGGCGAGTCCGGACGTGGCACCTATTTCCGCAGAATCTACCAGAGGTCTTTCGCTCAGATCCGTAAGGATCAGTTTGACAATCAGCAGGTTCCCGGCGAGCAGAGTATTTACGGCTGGTGGCTTCGGTCTCAGAGCAATTTCCAGCAGGGCGCAGGAACGCAGTTCCTGGACACCACCGAAGACGCCACGCTGAGCCAGCGCTATTTCTATTCTGAGGGCCTCGACACCCTCAGCACTCCCGGACAGGTCAGCCTTCTCCAGGCCGCCAAGAGCATTGCCACAGGTCTCACCGGCCCGGTCAGGCTCCGCGGTGTACAGATTGCCGGCGTCGACAGTGTGCTCGTTCTGGACACCGGAGCCAAGACTCTCAAGTCCTACAACTCCGCCGGCACTCTCACCAACACCTACACGATGCCGGCCACGGCAGCCCTGAGCAATACGTTCACCGATGACGGTACGAACTACTACTTTGCTGACACTGCCGGTATCTGGAAGGGCGCTATAGCCACGCCGGCAACGCCGGCAACCAAACTGTGGAACACACCCTCATCCTCTGGTGCCAACGTCATCGCCTGGGTTAAGGGCCGGCTGGTCGCCGGCATGGACAACAACGTGTATGAGCTGGTGGGCGGGAGCCCACCAACCCTGCCGACTGCCAAGTTTGCCCATCAGAACAGCTCGTACACCTTCGCGGACATCTCCGAGATTCCCACGGCCATCCTCATCGCCGGCTCTGCCGGCGGAGCTATCAGCCAGATTCACCGCTTCACGCTCGACTCCGGTGGCGCACTGCCCACGCTGACCTCTGGTGTGGTAACGGCCTCCATGCCGATCGGCGAGAAGATCCAAGCCATGTACGCCTATATCGGATCGTTCGTGGGCATCGGCACCAACAAGGGCTTTCGGGTGGCCTCGGTCAACACCAATGGTGATCTGGTCTACGGCCCGTTGATTGTGCAGGATCCCACCGCGGTCGGTGTCAAGGCCATCGGCGGTTTCGACCGGTTCCTGTTCATCGGCAATCAGGGCAACAACCTCATCCCCCAGCGAGGCTGGACACAGCCGGCCGATATCTCCGCCGTGGACATGTTGGTTCGGGTGGACCTGTCGCAGTTGACGAGCACGAATGCCCAGCCGTACGCCAACGACCTCATGACCACCGGCCTGGACGGCTCCATCAACTCCATTGCCAACGTGGGCACCTCGGGGACTCTGGCAGGCTCGCTGGCTTTCGCCACCGGAACCACGGTGTGGATGACCGACACTGCCAACAAGCAGACCACAGGTTTCCTGTATACGCCGAAGATCCGCTACAACACGTTGGAACCAAAGCATTTCAAGTACATCTATATGCGCTATCAGAACATCACTGACGGCTCGATTGACTGCCTCGGGCAGAATCCTTCGATGAGCTTGACCAACATAGCGCTGAGCCAATCAGGTTCCAGTATCACCGCGAGCACCACGCCGTTCTTCATCTCCGATGTGGGTAACGCGCAGGAGTGGATGCAGTTTAAGTTTGTTATTCACCGTGGCACCACCAACACCAATGTCTCGCCGATCTGGAACGGCTACCAGTTGCGCGGGCTTCCTGGCGTTTCACGCCAGGTGCTCATTGAGATTCCTCTCATCTGCGAAGACCACGAATTTGACCGCTACGGCAATGCTAATGGTTACGACGGCTATGCGTTCGCCCGGGTCAAAGCCGTTGAGGCTTTGACGCAATCCGGAAACCTCGTGTTGTTCCAGGATCTCAACTACGGTGACGCCAACCTGGTCATTGTGGACGACTACAAGTTTGAACAGCAGTCACCGGAACTCGCCAAAACATCCTCCTCGGGAAGCGTGGACGCCAATTCGCACGGGGGTTACATCATTCTGGTTGTCCGTGTCGTGGCCTAGGAAGTGATCAATGCAGGCCGTTAACTTTGTCAATCTCATCGCACTGGCCTGCGCCATCGCAGCGGCTATCACGGTCGGCCGGCGGGCACTTCTCAAGCAAACCATCTCGGCGCAGGCCGAACTTATCACGGCTTTGCAGAACGAGAACAAGCAGCTCAAGGACCACAGCAAACAGCAGGACCGGCGTATTGAAGTGTTGGAGGCGATCGTTCGTGCAAACCCCGGATTGGTGGGATCAGGACATTTGGCCTCTGGCTTCGGGGAAGGACGTGGAAACCGTCCAGCTCATTCTAAAAACCCCAAGAACAGGAATCCATGATGAGCCCACCGTACGCGCGGTCAGAGGATACCAGCAGCTCTTCGGGCTTCGGCCCACAGGGGTGGTTGACTCCGACACAGCGCGAGCACTCGGCGAATTACATTGGCAGCGACAAGAGCAGGGTGATAGCCGACGTTATTCGGGATCGGGAAGTTCTTGGGTCAGATGGGATAGTCCGGGAGCGCCCCGAAGTTTCGCTCAGCTACAGGCAGGCTTTGGGGTATCTGGGGATGAGCAATGATTCAGTTCCCTAAGATCCCGCGTTTCACGCGCCACGATGCCGAGACGGCCGGTGTGGTCTTCGGAGCCGGCTTCCTGGCCTCGCTGAGCCAATCCGACTCCCTCACGCGTGCCGCCATCCTGGCGGCCCTCTCAGCCGGCCTGACGGCTGTTGTACACCGTTTCCTCAAACCCCCGAAGGACTAGCCGATGGCCGGCTTCTCAGATCTCGATCTCCCCCAGAACGTCGCCGCGGTCACCGCGGCCTACACCATGACCAACACCGACATGGCCGTGATGGCTACCGCCGGTTCCGCTTATGCCGTGACGCTGCCGGCCCTGGCTGGTGTGCCCAACGGGCACACGGTGGTTGTCGCCAAGGACGGCGGAGCCAATGCCATCACTGTTACCAGAGCCACCGGCGACAAGATCAACAACGTTGCGGCCAACGTCTCGCTGGCCTCGGGCGGCACCAACGGCCACAGCGTCACCCTCATGTCTATCGGCACAACCTGGCTCGTCGTCGGCTCTATCTAGGTAAAAGGATTCTTTGCATGTCTGGTATGGATGATGTCAACTTCACTTCCACCGCGGTTCTCACCGCGGCCTACACGGTCACCGCGAATGACTGGGTGATTTTCTACGATCCCACCAACGCCTATGTCATCACCCTGCCGGCAGCCGGTACGGCCCTCAAGGGCCGTTGCTACACCTTTGTGCAGACCGTGAGCAATGCTGGCCAGATGACCCTTAAGACTGCTGGTGGCACCATCAACGGCACGGCCGGCGGTACCGGTATCGCAGTCACCGCAAGCAAGATCGGCAAGTTCGACGTGTACTGTGATGGCACCAACTGGTGGGGTGGGAATAGCACCGCGGGCCTCCTGTAGGACCCATGAGAACGCACGCCTTCTGCCTGGCCAACTCGGTGCTAGCGGCGGCCGTCTGTCTCCTGGCTCCGGGCCTGTGGCCCTCCCTGGCAGTCATCTACCTCACCGGTATCGTGTTTGCCCTCCACAGAAGCGCCTCCAGGCGCTGAAACGTAAAGAAGCCCCCCGCCTTAAGGCGGGGGGCTCTTCGGCATGCATGGAGACAGCCCGTCCCACGAACTACCACGCGTACCGCGTCCCTACTGACCCCTCATCACATGTAGTCCCCCCAAGGACCGTGACTAACAATCAGCAGTGAACGTTTAAACCGAGCCAGGTAGGGGGGCATCTGCGCGGGAACCTGACTCGGCAGTGGCAGCTCAAGGATTCGAACCCCGGACCTCTCCCTTATCAGGGGAGCGCTCTAACCTACTGAGCTAAGCCGCCAACACGGATCCCGCACAACGGGGTGATTCCTTTCGGATGTCAAACAGGATCCGTGTCCTTCAGTACTTCGGGTCTGAAGCTTTATTGCCCGCAACCGCTGCCACCACAATGGTTTCCCCGTAGGCAGTTGGCGCAGTAGCAGACACACTTTTTATCCGTCATGCAGGGACCCTACACCTTTGTTTCATGCGCCTGCAAGATGGCGAGTCAGGACAGGCTGACTGAGGGTCTCCCTCAGTACCATACGGTGTAGGGCTGTTCGGGTGGATGCTCCAACGCCTGACCGTGGCATCCTCGTACACAATCTATCAGGGATTCGTAACGTGTACGCCGGCCCTGCCAGCCGTGAGCAGGCAGGGATTCTAAAGCACCTGAGATCACAGCGACCACGGGCTCAGAGGATAGCAGCTGATTAGACCGCAGGCAAAGAAGTATCCGTAATCTTCGCACCAGGTGTTGCTTGGGTGGTAGCAGAGATCAAGGCGAGGTCGCTTCCATAGTCTGATGATTAGTCAGATAGTTGAATGAAGTATGCGAACTCTACACACCTGCTACCAAACTTGCGTGTCTGAGATCAAAGCGGCGACGGAGTTGTGATCATCCAATATGAAGTATCCGTCACCAAGCGCACCAGACACAATCTGGACGGTTCCCCCTGCCACAGCCCTTTGGTGCCGGCACATCCCCACACGAGAAGGAATGATTAGAAAGCCGTGACGGGGGGAACCAGCTTCCGGAGTTGGGCTCGAACCAACAACCACCCCGCATGACCGGGCTGCTCTACCAGTTGGCATATCCGGAAACCAGAACCGCGGAGAAGAGCGGTCCTTAAATATTCGTTTCAGTTTTCAAGGTGCATGGGGAGCAAGAAGGTTCACCTGAACCGTGGGGCTGCTGGATTCGAACCAGCGTTTCCGGTGGACAATTTTAAGCCGGTGTAATGGTCCGCTATACTAAACCCCCAGCGAGGGGACCGGGAGGAAACCTCGCCTTCAAGACCAGCTTGCGAAGGACGCGAACTATTTCTAGTCGGGACACTACTGGCCTTTTAGTAGCGGTAGGTGGGATTTGAACCCACGATCTCTAGCTTATGAGGCTAGCGGGGACGGCCGAACTCCCCTACTCCGCTTCGCAGAAGGAAACCCGCAGACTCTCACTCCAAGACAGCACGGTAAGCTTCCTCCTGCTTTTACCTCGAACCAGGCTTCGTTTCCGCGGCACCTTGTTTGAGGATGTTCATACTTTAGCGTGACACTGATTCGCTGTCAAACAGTTTCTGAGCTGGGGATTTCGAACTCGCCCGCCTTCACGCCCGCCAGGAACGCCCGCCACTCCTCGTGGTTGAAGACCAGGAACGAACCGTACGGATCCCGGCTGTTTCGGACACCCACATGATCGACTCCGATCTCGACCTCAACACAGTTGCCGTTGGCGGTGCTATGGGACGACTTGGACCAGCTGCTCATGTCACATCCGTAAACCTCTGGCGGATCAGGTCTCCGCGGTTGACGTTAAGGATCTGCTTCGACAGCGCCAACGAGCCGAATCCGAAGGTGTCCATCTCCCCGGTAACCGGGTTGAAGGCGTGCGTGTAGAGCAGG